GAGCCAGCACTGCAAACGTGGGTTTTATCATCCACCGGCTTGCTGTGGAGCTGGCAGCCGAGCCAAACACCAACCCTAACCTACTCGCGTTCTCAAACGGAGTTTTTGACCTGGAAAAGGGCATACTCCTAAAAGACGTAAGCCTTATCCGGGAGCACCGTATTACCGGGCTTATGCCATTTAACTACGTGCCCAAGGCTTTGCCTGCCGTATGGCTTAACTTCCTAGAAGATGTATTTAAGGGCGACGACGACCAGGCGCAAAAGGTGCAATTCTTACAAGAATGGTTTGGCTACACGATCTGCCGAGGTCTAAATTTTCATAAGGCGCTGGTCTTATATGGCGATGGCGGCAACGGTAAGAGCGTGGTGCTGGATACGCTGGCCGGTATGGTGCCCAAGGTAACGCGCCTGGAGTGGTCGGAGTTTGGAGAGCAACGCGGACTTGAACGTCTAGCCGATGCCTGGCTAAATTGCTCCACGGAAATAAGCTTTAAAGAAACTAGCAGCACCACAGGCTTTAAAAAGGCCGTAGCGCAGGAAATACTAACGGCTAACCCAAAGTATAAAAAGCCTTTTGACTTCACGCCAAAGGCAAAGCTCACGTTTGCGACCAATGGCCTGCCCCAGGTAGATGATACCTCTAACGGCGTATTTCGTCGCCTGGTGGTGCTAACCTTTAATAACAGCTTTATAGGCCGTGAGGACTGGCAGCTACAAAGCAAGCTTTACAAAGAGCTTCCTGGTATCTTTAACTGGGCTCTGAACGGATATAAGCGCCTGGTAGAACAAAAGCGCTTTACGGAGGTACCTAGCAACGTGGTGGAGCTGGCAGAGTACCGCAGCTCGGTTAACAGCCTGCAATCCTATTACGACGATGCTTTAACTATGCGCCAAGGCGACCAAGTTACGTTCGCACAGTTCTACACAGGTTACTGCCTGTATTGCTCCGAAAGCAATAACCGACCCTTCGCACGCAATAAGATGCGGGGCCTCATTAAGCAGCTAGGACTGCCCCTTAAGGTGTACCGTACAACGGACAACGCACGTATGGTACAGGCATTAACCACAATTAACTACTAATTAACTACTTTATTTGGGTGGTTAATTCCGCAACGTACACAATACCAAGCGGTTACACCAAAGGAATTAACTACTTAACTACTTTTATATATAAATATATATAGGGCTCCCTACCTACCAAGCCACTACCGTAGCCCTGCAAATAAAAAGTTTTACGAAAAAGTAGTTAAGTAGTTAATTTTCCCGCGTCATTCCTACAAACTGAATTAACTACTTATGCAATATCTGAAGCACAAAAGCGCACCCACACGTAACGACTACAAACGAGAAACGCTGTACTCGGATAACAAATGGCGCAAGTTCCGCCTTAACGTAATACGCCGCCGAGGTGGTGAGTGTGCTGCGTGTGGTAGTACACCGGAAGGTAAGGAGCTGCACCTAGACCACATAATACCACTAGCCCAAGGCGGTGAGCGATGGGATACAAGTAACATACAAATCTTATGCAGGCAATGCCACGGAGCAAAGACAGCGGGCGAGGTATGGGGGGTGGGGTCCAACCTTGGAACCGATGCCGCCCAGTCCGCGTCAGCCTCGGGAAAACTTGACCTTGACGACCTCAAACTCCCCTTCTTATGAAAACAGAACTAGAAACGTGGCTAAAAATTAAAGCGGACTGCGAAGCCGCGATAGAAAAGCACGGCGCAATAATTGAAGCGTACACTGACCGCGGCCAAATGACTATCCGAGCCAATCCGGCCATAGCTTCCCTGGCGCAGGCCAAGCGAATGATTGAAAAGCTGCAAAAGGAAATAAATAACCAAATGACCCTAGACCTGTGACCTGGACAGAAGAGATAATTGAGAAATACTGTGTACTTACCGAAGACGCAAAGGCAGGCACTCCGGTACAGCTTATGGAATGGCAGCGCGACCTTATACGCCGGAGCGAAGGGAAGCGTTTGGTTTGGCTGGAAATTCCGCGTAAGAATGGTAAAAGCGCCTTTATTGCTATGCTGGCAATCGCCCACCTACTCAAAGGATGGAAGGACAACAGCAACCCCCAGGTAATTATTGCCGCCGCCACCAGGGAGCAGGCCGGTATCTTATTCGGATACGTCCGCAATACTATCTTAATGAACCCGGTATTGAAGCAAGCGCTAATACCCTACCGGCGGGAAATTCACCTACAAGGAAAGCCAGGTTTCCTTAAGACCATTACCTCCGACGGCTTAAGTAACCACGGAGCAAACCCCTCCCTTATCCTTTGCGACGAGGTACACGCCTGGAATGAGCACAAAGGGCCGGAGCTATGGGAAGCTTTGCGTACTTCAATGGCTGCCCGCCCGTCGCAAATGGTGGCCATTACCACCGCCGGCGGTGCCTTCACCTTCGCCCACAAATGGCACGACTATGCGACCAAAGTATTAAGCGGCGATATTGAAGACGCAAGCTTTTTGCCAATCATTTACGGCGCGGAGGATACCGAAGATCCGCACAGCCCGGAGGTATGGGCCAAGGCTAACCCTAGCCTAGGGGTAACGGTTACGATGGAGTACCTTCAGGAATTGAGCAACACGGCAAAGCACGACGAGCCTACGCTCCTATCCCTGCGTAAGCTGCACCTTAACCAATGGGCAGGAAGCGCGCAGCCTTACATTGAGCTAGGCACTTGGAACCGATGCGCCGCAAAGGAACCCATCGGGCTAGCTAACTGGAGGTGCTACCTCGGCGTGGACTTGGCGGCCGTCAACGACTGGACGGCTTACGTCCTGCTTTTTTGGGATGGTGCAGACCGCTTCTACACAAAGCAGTATTACCAGATAACGGAGCACAGTATGAACAAGCGGAAAAACAAGTACCCCAACTTGGTGCGCAACTGGATGAAAAACGGGCACGTTGAGGTACTGCCGGGTGAGGTAAACACTACGCCCGACCGAGTGCGTCGGATCCTGGAGATATGCGACGAGTGGCCGGTAGAGGCTGTATTCTTTGACCCGTGGAACGCCGCCGAAACCATAGACCAGGTACGGCAAAAGTTCGGGGCAAAGTTTTGTTTTGAGGTACGGCAGGGCGTCCTAATGATAAACGAGCCAATGAAGCTACTTTACCGCCTGGTGCAGCAGCGCCGCATTGGCCACGACGGCAACCCGGTTACGGCCTGGCACATAAGTAATACCACGCTACAAATTGATAAGAATGATAACTGGACGTTTAACAAAAAGAACGCCCCGGATAAGATAGACGGCACGGCCGCCCTTATTACAGCCCTTGCCGGCTACGTCCACAACGCCCAGGCGAACCAGTCAGTTTACCAGACTGAAGATATTATTTTTGTATAGTTTGGTTTGGTAGTATATTATTCATAACATTTGCGCAATGGCCTCACTCTTACAACGAGTAACCCGGAGTATTTCCGGCATTATTTCCCCGAAACCTTGGCTATACCAGCTAATCGGCGGCACCAGCACCAACGCGGGCGAAAACGTCAACAGCAATAACGCACCTACGGTATCCACGGTCTACGCTTGCGTTAGCCTTATTTCGGATACTATTGCCTCCCTGCCCTTCCACCTTTACGCCGAAAGCGAAGATGGTAAGACGCGCGTAAGCACAGAGCTTGACCGCTTGGTAAGCCGCAAGCCTTCCGAGGCTTACAATTCGTACTATTGGCGGCAGGCTATCATTAACAGCCTTTTGCTTCGCGGTAACGCCTACGTGCTTCCGGTGCGTAGCCGTGGCCGTATTACAGCGCTGGAGCTTATAGACACCGACTTAGTTACCATTGACACCACCAGCGGGGCGCTTATTTACAGCCTGTACCTACCGGGCGGCGTAACTATGCGTCTGCAACCTTCGCAAATAATCCACCTCAAAGCGTGGACTATTGACGGTATCAATGGCCTTTCCCCTATCATTTACGCAAAGGAAACTATTGGAACCGCTATGGCGGCCAATAAGCACCTGGGCGGCTTCTACGGGAACGGTGCGATGCCCAAAGGTATCCTGCAACTGGACGGCAGTATTCGCGACGTAGACCGTTTGCGTGAGCTAGGAAACCAATTTGACCGCCGCTACTCCGGTGCAAACAGCGGTAAGACCGCCGTACTTACGGCAGGGGCCGAGTACAAGCCGGTAAGTATTTCAATGCAGGAAGCGCAGTATATTGAAAGTATGCGTTTTTCCGTTGAGGAAATCTGCCGCATTTTTAAAGTTCCACCTCACAAGGTAGGCCACCTCCAGGGCTCCAGCTTTAACAGCTCCATAGAAGC